ATCTGAATTATTAGATAAATTATTATTTAAATCAGATAAAATTGGAATTTTAGAGACTTTTATTATTTCGTTTGAATTAAATTGAACCACGTTATTTGATACTGAGAATGGTCTTGGGTTTGGTTTAGGACCATCTGGTGAAAGAAAATTAAATAAAGTTGGTTTATTTTCATCAGAGTTTGCCCTGCGGCCAAGTAAATCAATTCCAAATGTTCTTTGCTGACCGGCTGAAGAAAAGAAATTGCCAATTTCTGTTCCTTCACCAAGCAATTCAGTAATTTGTCCCGCGCCCAAGCTTTGAAATGGCTTGATACGCATGAATTCAGCAAGCGATTTAGGAATGACTAAATCAGTTCCTAAATAATTAGCAGGGACTTTATTATTAGTATCGTTATATTTGCCCCAAACATCCTCAACTACTTTTGGCATTGCATTTGATGTATTCAATGCAATTTGAGATTTAATTAAATCGGTTTCTAATCCAAATTTTTGTTTTTGCTGTTCCATCCCCATATAATTTTGATATCCACTATAAGCACCTGATAGGGCTTCTTTTATTCCAAAACTACCGTGATCAATTAATGGTGATGTATATTTGGTAACAATATTACCCATTCCACCAGTTGTTCGAAGTGCTGTTAATGGATTAAAACCCGCCGCTCTGGCATCATCTGCTAATTGTTGAAAATTAACTCTTGTTGAATTTGTTGATATTTCACCTCCACTTGTACGTGAATGTGATACTTTTTTATCAATTAGTCCGCCAATTCCTGCTCCAACTTTTGAACCTAATGGGCCAAATTGTTTTCCGAATAATCCGCCAATTGTACTAAATATACCCATTAATTTGATCCCAATAAATATGGGCTAAATAACGCCGCGCCAATTAAAATTCCCGCGAGTAGGGCATATGTATATTGTTTTAATGTTGTCATTTTATAAATCTCCGTGTAAGGAGATCAATAAGAATACCGCAACCTAAAGTTGCGCCCAATACAATGCTATCGACAGATTGAGTTGCAACACCCATTCCAGTCAAATATGCGCCTAATAGAGTACCACATCTAGTAATCAGTGGTCGAGCTATTGCTTTTATTAATGTAATGTTTAAAATTTTAACCTCCTTGTTTAAGAGGTCAAAGTTACGTTTGGCCGATAATATATAGTATGATAACTTCCAAACGTAGTGTCCTTGACCTACATGTTGTATGTAATTTGATTTCTTAACAGAAGTCAAGAAATAAAATTATAATCTTTTTTCCTTGGAGAAAATAATTAAAATTATTTGCACCAAGGAACAAAAGATTTTGACCCCCCTTTTCCTTTTTGTGCTTTTTTTGAATCTGGCCTTTCCTTACAAACGTCGCGCCTCTTTTTGGAGGACTGATCCTCAGGCTTTGGTTTTTCATTTCGGGCAGAATTGAGAGCAACAAGTTGCTCAAGTTTTTTTGATGGGGGTCTTGAGACCCCCAAACCCCCAACAATTTTGTGTTTTTGAAATTGTTTTTGTTTTAGACCACGATCCGTCAGTCCTATTTTGTATAGGGTCCGTTCCAAACCTAATCGTTTAAACGATTGTGTTTTACTCCGAGATGGTACTCGATCGATTGACAAGACGGGTAGGGGGGGGAGTGTTATTTTTGGTTTTCTTTGCGTTTTCCAACGAGATAACACTTTTTTCACTAAACTTCTATTAACTGCTGCACTTCGTGGAGCAGTTAATAAGTTAGCGTTTTTTCTCGATTTTCTTCTTTTTCTGGTATTAGCCATATCGCATTCCATTCGTCTGCTATTGTTTTTATTATTATTGCGTCTTCGTCGTGATTTACAATTTTGTGTGCATCCCACCTTGGGTCTTTATTTTCCAATGTGTGCAATAATTTTTGCCAAAGATTTACAGGATCGTGTTTTACTAATTCATCCTCGTAATCTTCTACTATTTGTGAATATGGCATTTTTTTATAAGAAAATGCGTGTCGGTCTAACCATTCGTGCAAATAATATTTTATATAATTTTTTCTGGTTTTGCCCTGTATATAAAATTCACGGCGTTTGCCATGTTTGTCAAATTCATCGTTAAAAGAATATATAAAAGTTTGTGGGCTTATGCCCTGTTCAACATGTTTGATTGCTAACTTTTTGAAATATTCATCGCCTAAAGGCGGTTTTTTACTTATTGCAAAATGATTTTGCTTTATTTCTTGTGCTTTTAATTTTTTTTCATCATGTTTTTGCTGTTTAAGCATATACTTAAACATATAATTAAATCCATGATATGTTGGTTTTTCTATAAAAGAATATCCATGCTCCCAATAGTCCCATGTATAACATTCTTTATTATATACTAAACCTTTTGGCATTTTACCGCTAAAAAAACACGCGATATGCCAGTGACAGCGACCATAAAAACTGCCCAGTTCGCCGCTAACTGCGTATCGGACTTTATACCCCTTATTTCTAAAATTTTTAATAAAATTTTGTACGTGCTTATAATTTAATACTGTGCTTTCTGGTGTGTCACCGCCACCATAAGTGAGTGTAACAATTAATGTTAAATCACTGTGGATGGCTTCGGCAAGTGCTCTACCCGAATAATCATGTATTCGGTTTGCAGAGCATTGCCAGCATCCGTGACATGCAACCAACTGACCGTCAATATTATTTGGTGTTACACACATTTATTTTGCCTTCAGTCGGTTTCAAGTCACTAGATGCATATATGTACGAGAGTTGTATATGCTTTCGCTTCTCCCCCCTCCAATACTTGGAGTTTACGGGGGGAGAAGCTCTGTTGAGTACGGGAGCTACTCAACTTTTATGGTCAGTCAAATACTTGACCGTCCCAATCCTTCAATTGCCAATGTGCAGGATCATAAAATTCCCAATCAAACCCATTTTCAAGTTTGATATTCATTTTACGTGCAACATCATGGCCGATTTCATATAAAATCCGCCATTCTTTTTTTGTCATACCGTCCCATAGTTTTGTACTATGAACGATATCTACAGCCGCACCGTATTGATGATAACTTTCACCCGCTTTTGCTTGTGAAAATCCTTTTTCATACAATTCTTGCTGACGTTCTGGTGTGCGCATCATTTCAACCGCAAAAACTGGTATTGAATAGCCTTTGCAAGCTTTTACCATATTGCGTTCCCATTTGAGAATATCGGGGTGCGCGCCAATGCGCGCAGCCCTAAGTTGTTGTTGCTTGTAATTTATTGAATTAATAAATTGTTTATTCGCCATCGCTTTCATTGCTAGATTGTGCGTTGTCGGCTGTGGCTTTCTCTGTACCACTTTCTCCAAGTTTTGACGTATCTGTGCTACTGTCGTCTTTCTGAAGCCCGCTTGGCGGTAAAGTGGGTTTATTACCTCCCTTAAGTGGCGGGAAAGATCCTGTATCATTTTCAATAACCTCATCTTGTTTTGTTAATCTTTCCACTTGATCAATTAAAATTTGCTCGCGTTTTGATGTTTCTGTTTTTATCATATGCATTAATCGTTCCATTTCTGGATTGCGTGTTCGACGCATTTCCAAACCAGTAAACTTAACATCCGAAAGTTTTTGTATTGTGTGATCTTGGGCGCGGTTTTTATACGTAATAGATACGTTTTTGTCCTTACTTACTGCCCTAATATATGTTGTTGAACTAACGGTAGTGATTAATGTGAATAATCCCTCATCACTTACTAATAATTTTTCATCATCAAAAGATTTTGTATTACTTGCATATATTGCAACTTTTTCTGAAGTGTTAAATTCAACACGAATGGTACGGTGGTTACCAATTACTTTAAATTCTAAATTTTCATTTAGTTTTAATTTGTTCCACCCGTCGAGAGCTTGAATTTGATATCGTTTCATTGTTTCTTCCTATGTTGTTTGCCCTGCAGCACTTCGTGGTGCAGGGCGGTTGCTTATTTTGATAATCTTGTTTGATCTACATCCTCGATTACTTTGTCGTAATCATCAGTGCTTTCTCTAATTGCAGGTCCGAATACGGTGTTACCCTCAATTTGAAATTCGCCTTTTGCCGTGATTTCAAAATTATCTACCGTACTATCTGCAAATATTTTGTGGTGAATATCCGTACACATGTACCAATCACTTGAAAGCTCAACATCGATTTTTTCATTGGCCCAAAATTTTTGGCGTTCCTCGTCAAATGAAGCATCGACAGTTGGCCTATAATATTTGCCTCCGATATTTGGTGTTGAACGCATGTAACCATGGTTCAATGGTGCATAACCAAACACACTGTCAGGGTCAGAATGGTTTTGGTCTATATAGCCGTTTCGGACAGGTTCGACTGGCTCGGGATCGAGGTAATTTTTTACAAATTCTGGATAATCGGTTGTATCTGTTGTTGTAAGAAACAAGTCTTGTGTTCTTTCAAATAAATTGTCAGGTACAATTTGACATACAACTATTATTGTTCCACCACATGTAATAGCCGGTACTGTCATAGATAAATCTATTGAAGCACCACCAACTGTAACATGTTCGTCTAAATTTGCGGCATCTGTTGCAAATCTTTGTTGCATACCCATTTGTTGCGTTTTTTCAGCTAACAAAATTGGGTGTCGCAATTGCTCTGTGGGCACATTGATACCAGCCATCATGAGGTCTATAATATACTCATCCGAGTGGCCTTGAAAATCTTGACGCATTTTTGCAAATGCTTGTGTTTTTCTCGCTAGTTCAATATTTGCTAATGATACTGTAATGCCATTATTTTCTAATTCGGCAAATACTTCTATAGCACCTGTTGTGGCACTTTGTTTTACATAAGGACTATCGTTTGCATGAGTAGAAAAACCACTTTCATTTCCTTCATTTGTATGTAAATTATGAAATTGGTTAGACTTTGTTGCGCCTGAACCGGCACCATAAATACCAGTAACTCTTAATCCGTTACCAGTGCTATTTAATGATACTTCACCATCAATAATAGCCTGGTCGAAATCAGGCTTAATGTGGTTCATATGTGGGTTGTTCCAAAAGGCAGGTGCTAATGTTGCATCGGTCATAGTTCTATGATCAATAGATTTAGAAACTTCTGTTCGCATATGATTAATTAATAAATTATATGCTTCTAAATACTGTCTGTTTACAGTTGCACCTTGTGTTGCATGTATACCTAATGTTTTATAAAATTCATCATTTCTATTAAATGTATGTGTTTTAATAAAATCAATTGGTGTTTCACCATCTTCGCGTGGTACACCCATGTATGACCTATTTAAATCATCCATTCCATTGAAATTGTCTTCAGCTAATTTAGGTACCAAATATGCTGATGCTCTAACGTTAATTCCATTAAAAATAGGTTCTGCCATTTCCATGGCTTCAACATTAACTATCATTCGACCGCGTCGTACACGATCTTCTCTTAATAAAGGTATTACACCTACTGGAATAATTTTACCTGCATTTGCAGATGTAATAACTGTCTTTCGATCAGTTCTAGTTGATTTAACAACTGGTATTGGAGTTGTTTTTAAATTATTATTTCTTTCCATTTACTTTTCCTTTTGGTTTATATTGCTTTCGGCAATTCTTACATTTACAGCCTGCAGCACTTCGTGGTGCAGGCTTGCGTTTTCGTTTAGCGCCCAATTAAAAGATTTTGATTTGTTATTGAGTTAAAAAAATCAGTAACTTTATCTGAATTATTAGATAAATTATTATTTAAATCAGATAAAATTGGAATTTTAGAGACTTTTATTATTTCGTTTGAATTAAATTGAACCACGTTATTTGATACTGAGAATGGTCTTGGGTTTGGTTTA